TGTTAGTGAAATTGTTGACAAAAAATAACAACATACGGTCGTTGAAGTTTGTAGTGTGGAACCTTCTACAAACCAGACGATGAGACAGATCACAAAACGCCCACTTTGGCGACAAAAGTCTGTCAATAATAACCAATCAAAATGTATTTCTGCGAAACAAAACATAAGTGTAAGCATTGTGGAAAAAAGTTTGAGTCCTATGGACTTGCTTGTGCAGGATTCGGAGATCACTATTTTGTTCTTGAAGTTTGCAAAAAGTGCGAGAAAGAGTTGGCAAAAATTATTAAAAAGTTCTTAAAACTACGCAAAATTCTTAAAATTATGCATAACTATGCACTTGCCATCCGGCTACAATACCGCTTCTCAAAGGTGGAGCAGGTAGAGAGTGAATTGTCTTTATAACTTAATAAAAAAATGACCAACAAAAAGAAAACAAAAACGACAAACTTGGAACTTAAAATTTTACTCTCCGATAAGGTAGAAATGGCAAAAACCTATTCATTCCAAGAATGTCAGGCGTATGTCAAACTCGGCAGAACTCAAGCAATAGAGAGGGGTATAGAAAAGATAAAAAATTTAGAGTATGTATCTAATAGTAAAAATTCTGAATATGGATTTGAGAAATGCAAAGAAGAAGCAATTAAATCTTTAAACAATTTAAAATGAAGATACTTAATCTTTACTGTGGCATAGGAGGAAATCGTAAATCGTGGGGCGATGAGCATGAAATTACTGCTATTGAAATTGACCCTAAAATTGCTAAAATCTATCAGGACTTCTTCCCAAAAGATAAAGTTATTATTGCTAACGCTCATCTGTTTTTGCTCGACCATTTTGAAGAATACGATTTTATTTGGAGTAGTCCACCTTGCCCTACACATAGCCACATAAGGAAAGAATTGGGAGTTGAACAGCGAGGGGATTCCAAGCCAATCTATCCAGATATGAAGCTCTACGAAGAGATTTTATTTTTACAAGGATATTACAAAGGGAAATATTGTGTGGAAAATGTTATTTCTTGGTATCCTCCTTTAGTACCCCCACAAGAAATTGATGGGCATTATTTTTGGACTAACTTTTTTATACGACCCAAGTTAGTAACGACGAGAGAACATCATGGCAGTATAAACACACTCGAAACAAGAAAAGGATTTAATTTAGACAAATATACAGGAGTGGACAAACGAAAAATTCTACGAAATTGTGTAGAACCTGAAACCGGCTTGCATATATTTAGAGAAGCCTTTAAAAGTGATGTCCAAGAATTATTCTAACCCCCTCAAATGACAACTAAAGAACAGCGAACAAAAATAATCAACAAATGTTTAGAGAAATTAGACAAACTCTGGTATGTCGAACAACTCATAGAAATTGGGGAGGAAGAAGATTTTAAGGTAAAAAACCTTAGGAAAATGAAAATGGTTAGCCTCTCCGAAGTCAAAGAAACCCTAAATAAACTTAAAATTTAACCAAAATCACAATGAAAATCTTTGAAATTATTGTATTGACATTATGCATATCAATTCCTTTATTTGGATTTGCACTCTTTTGTGCATGGTATGATTTAACAGAAGATAGACAATGTGCAAGTTTCGGATATACTGCAGCTGAGTGTTTATGTCTGAATGACACTACGTCTTCTGCCAAAACTGCTTGCTATGAAATAACGAAAGAATATGAACTAAAAATGAAAAATAATTTTTAACCCATTATAAAATGGACAAAACAGATTTCGGTTGGGCGTTAACCCAACTCAAGGCAGGTGCATACGTAACTCGTAGAGGATGGCACTTGGCAGGAATGTATCTCGGATTACAAAATCCCGTTGAGTATTCTGCTAACACTTTGCCATACGTCTATCTCTGTATTCCTATTGGTGCCCAATCTGAACCAGGAGGAACTATAACTGTATACGACAGAGTTCCGTGGCTTGCTTCCCAAACAGATATGCTGGCTGAAGATTGGGCTAATATAATCGTATAAATTCACTCTCTGTCGTTGAAGCTCAATACTTAGACGGCAAAGGGCAACGAGGACGCTCGTAAAGGATGTTGGACTTGCAAGTTCATCCCTAGCCAAGCAAGCAACAAAATGTTCCCACTATCCCTAGAAAAATCGCTCGAACAACAAAAAGCTTGTAAAAATAATTATGAACCTCAAACAACTACACGAAGAAGTAGACACTCTCCTTAAGCTCGCACCAGATGATGAAGCTTTAAAATCTTGCAAGAGAGATTTGGAAGAATTGCCCACATATTCAAGAGAAACACAAGAGGTGATTTTGACTTCAATTTATGCTATAATAAGATCGGTGAGGATTTTAATTAACGAGAAATGAATCTTTATGCCGAAGCGACCAAAATATCAAGCGAAGTCATACAATCTATCTGGAAAAAGGTTGATTCTTATGATTGTCAAGTCAACCAGACCATAAGAACAGCAGAAATATTGATCGGGATTACAATAAGAGGAATCAGGTATGAGTTTATGGGTGTGCTCACACAGGAAGACAATCCTGAAGCTCTAATACAGGTTATGAGAAATGAAATTGAAAAGATAATCAATGAGATTAAATAGTATCCTTTCCCTGATACTTGTTATTGATTGCCTTTGACACTTCTCCTAATACCAATCCCCAGAAAAGTACAAGACTTGCTTTCCAACTACTCCTTTCAATCTGTAAATCTAGAAGCATATTTGCAGCAATGGCAGTTACAATGCCTAGGAACATCATTGCAGCTCTCCATATTAAAGATCTTATTCTTTTTGACTTCCAGATTTTCTTTAATATCTTCTTGAAAGAAAACTTAGTCTGACCTTTTTGTAATGCTATAAAATGTTTTTGCATCTCCGGATTCTCAAGATCAATAAAACTCCATATAGAAGACACCTTGTCAAGAGCTTCCCATGGCCACCATATGTATCCATTATTACCCCATGCAGATCCCCAACTGTTTTTCAATTCCATATACTTATCATTGTATCCCACTATTTCCATGCAATGCCCTCCTATTTTCTTTTCTTTAGCCTTTGGTACAAGGATAAAACCACCATTCTTCTTTGCTTGTCTATAACTCTCATAAAGACTGAATGCTGCTATTAATGGACCTTTTGAAACAACTAAAGCTTTTTTAATCTCTTCTTTATTGCAAGCTACTGAAAAGTAATTCTTTACTCTAAACAGTTTAGCCTCTGCTTCCATAACAGGAGTAATCTCTACATTCTTCCAAGAATCTTCCGATCCATAAAAATTGTATGGTAATCTTGACTCAGGACAGGTTCCGAATCCTCTCAATGCTTTCGCCCCACTTCTGATATAAGCACCATATCCAGAATAGTTGTAATCCTTTATATCAATATCCTTGATTTTCCTGAATAAAAACTCTTCTGATAGATTGAGAAACTTATCATCCATTTCAGCTCTATTGAAAAACTCTGATACTCCTGTAGACCCAAATCCAACACAAGTACCTCTGCTGCCCTGGTTCTTAACAGGTGAACATTTTGCTCTTAACGAATACATCTTAGGCAAATCAATTGCTCCCACTACATTATTTGCCGTTTCAATGAAACTATAATCTCTCTGATCCATGGGATCTTTAAGAGCCGGATTCAATCTTAGTGATTGTTCGATATCACTAAACGTAAGACTTTCTTTTTTTGACATAGTTAGGGGGGGTTAAATTTTAATCAAATATAGTTTGTGATTTTAAATACCACATTTGTTTTTTTGTTAAACCAGCTTTTTCGCCAAGTCTTAATATGGTTTCTTTTATTTCATTTCTTTTTAAATCAAAACTATTTACGTATTTAATTATTTTATTAACTTTCTCGATATCTTCCAATGTTGCTCCGTGTAATTCGTATACTATTCTCTTGTATTTTTTATAATCTTCTCGACGTGCTGTTCCATCAGCATTTACTTTTACACCCAAGGTTGCCAATCTTTCACCCAACTGAGCCTGTGTTAAATTTGGTTCACTATAAGCTCCTCTATACATATTTATCGTGGTAACAAGAGGAGGCTCATCTCCCATATAATTTGCTATCCCTATTTCTCTCCCTTTTTCATTTAGGTCTTTCCATAATTCTATTTTAATTGATGAGTCAAGTTTATCATAAAAAGCAGATGTAGTAACGTCTTCAATTAATTTTCTTCTAGCTGAACCCACTTCTACATATAAATTATGCAACTCTTCTGGTGTATCTATCTGGATATCTTCTCCTTTATACTTAAAAGTTTTTTCAGGATAAGATGGGATGATAGATTCATTTTGAGTTTGCTGATATAATTTATGCAACTCATTATATGGTAAATCTGTTTCTATTGTATGCCATTTTATTGGACCAAGAATATACCAAAGAAAAGATCTCCCCTTTGGTGTTCTTTCTATTGGTTCACCATAAAGTCCAATTTTATCTACCAATTCTTCAGTCTGGAAAGTTCTATTTTTTATAATATTACTGAAATTTCTAGCAGTTATATCGTCTTTAGTTTCTTTCACGTTAGTTTCCATTCCTTTACTAAATATAGATATAGTATTAGGAACGGCAACTCCTAGTACACTTTCAAAGGTTCCGTTCAACCAAGTATCAAATTTTGATTCCCCCTGTGGGGTATCCATAGCTTTAATAACCATAAAAAAATCAGCAATATCTCCTAAAAACATATTTTCTATCGCATACTCAACAGTACGAATTGTTTTTGCTATTATTTCTTTTGATTCTTCTACTCCCTTCTCAAGTGTAGTCATAAAACCTTTTTCTTTCTCGGGGAAATCTTTTTCATAAGATTTTAATTCTAGTGCTGCTCCCCATAATCCAGATGTCCTCATATCTACAACTACATCTCCTGGCCTATAAGAAGGATCTTCACCAACTATCCCCCGAGAAAATCCTGTTATGTTCATATATCCCATGGGAATCCCCGAATAACTAATAGATGTTTTTTTCTTTTCATATATTGTACTATTATAACACCCCATATCTACTACACTTTTAGCAGCAGCATTTAACTTAAAACCAATTACAGCTCTACTAAAAGCCATTAACGCTCCTCTTCTATCTCTTTGAGCTGCCTTCCATAAACCTTCTAAAACAGATATTTGCGGGATTACATATTTTATTGTAGTTCCTACTACATTAACAGTAGTTTTAACCCACGGGACTTGTGATCTAAGTAAAAATTCTGCAACACTTCCTATTGCACTTTTAAATTCTATTAATTTTTTACCAGGAAGATACTCTCCTCCACCAATCCATTTTATAAATCGATTAAAATATTTTCCTAATAAATTTTGTTGTTGGAAAGTAGCTGCCCCAACTTCTCCTTTTGCTTCCAATATGTCTAGGAATTCCTTATTTGGAATTCTGACAAAAGCTTCTAATTCTTTCCCTTTTAATCCTCTTAATTTCCCAAATTCTGTTAATAATGCTACTTTTTCTCCCATATATATTGGAATATCTCCAAACCCCAAAGCTCTAAATAATATAGTTGGAGGAATACCAACAATACCCTCTATTAGCTTTTTTACTCTATCATATATTAATGGCTTACCGGTCTTTTTGCTAACAAGTAGATCTTTACCAGTGAAGGCAGACGCTAAGGCTCTCAGAGGTTTATATTGCTCCCTAACCTCTGTTTTAATATATTCACCAGGACTGCCACCAAAAACAAAATTCTCTATCGATTTAGTTAATCCCTTTTTGGTACCCTCAAAAAAAGCTCTTGGCTGACTAAATAAAATGGTTCTTTCTTCTTTTGGGATTATATTCAGTATCCAAGAATCTTCTGGTATTTTTTTCGATAAAGCAGTATGTATTTTCCCCAACGTCTTAGAAATAATTAAATCACTCATAGCAGCCATGTTTCTTTTAACTACATCAAACGGTAAGAGAAATATATTATATAAAACATTTCTCGCTAAAGATACAGGAGTTAACATATTTCCCCTCATAGTATAAGAAGCTATATCTAATAATCTTTTACTTTTCAGTGCACTTTTTTGCGCTTCTTCCTTAAGAATATGCCTGTCATATTTTTTTGCTAAATCTTCGTATTTTTTAAAATCACTTTCGTTTAATGTTCCCCTTGCTTTCTCAGCAGCTTCCTCAACTTTTCCTTTTAACACATCCCCTTCCTTAAATAGATCAATAAGTTCAGTTTTTTGTTTTTCAGTTAGTCGTTTTTTCTCTGACTGCAAATCTTTTGAGATCTTATAAACTTTTTGTGTTGGAGTCAACCATTCAGCCATTTCCCTCTGTGCTTGCAATATCTGCCCCCCCTTAGTAGAAATTGCTTCAAGTGTTTGTACAACATCAAAAGCTTCTTTTGTTCTACCTTCTGATTCAAGTTTATCTAGCAACTTCCTGCCTGCAAAAGTCGAAATTTTCCCTTGATCTTCTAGTAGTGTAGTATACAACTCTTGTTCAGTCATTTTATCAACAATGCTTCTTGTTTCTTTATCTGTTATAATTTTATGAAAACTCAATGGGTCAGTCTTAATCATCTTCTTTATTTCTTCTGGTTGGATCTTGCTTTCTAGAATTCTATTTGCCAACATATTAACAGCTTCCCCCTCCTTTGGAACAAGAATTTCTGGTATAATCTTTGTTTCAATTTTCCCTTTAATACCTGATCTTTTCAATAATTCATCGCGTAAAGCTGTCAAGAGTTGTTTCTCTTTTACATCTTTTATTTTGTCAGCATTACCAGTATTAATTTTTTCTATAATAGAATCAAAAAGTTTTTTATCTCTCAAATCTTGTGGTACCCACTCAGGAAAAGTAGATTTTATACCAGTGACCCCTTCTTCTGTAAAAATTCTTTCTCCTTTTTGAGCCACCTCTAATTCCGCAAGTATTTGAGATTCTATTTCTCTTACCTTTTCTTTCTCTACCTTCTTAGGTACTTCCCCTTCAAATTTTATAGATCCACCAATTTGTTTTTGTTTCAAAAATCCTACAGGATCTTGCATAAAAGTGTCCACATCCTTGTAAAATTCCTCTTTCATTTTCCCCCACCATTCTCTATCAACAGGCACTTTATACTCCTTAATATTCCCTGGTGAAACCTCAATCTTAACATTTTTAGATGTTTTAAACGGTAAACTCATAGTTTTATGCGCAACTATCCAGGGTAAAATATCAACCATTGAATCAGTTACTTCCTGTAATGCTGGACTATTTTTAACAATTGGGACTTTATTTACTTCCTCTTTAACATTATCAAGTTTAGGTTGTATATTCTTTTCCCAAAAATCAGCAACTTCCGGTTGTGCAAATATTGCATTTATACCAGCCGCAAACGCAGCACCACTAGGGATAAGCATTAAACTACCAAAAGCACTATCTATCCCTCCACGAATTAATTCAGCCGTGGTGGCACCTTCTTTTGTAAGTTTTTCAACACCACCACCAATTAACCCTACTGGTGTTGACACAACTCCAACAAGCCCCAGTGCTATTCGCTTTTCTTTCTCACTTGCTTCGGGATACTTCTCAAAAGATTTTTCCACAGTTTCCGGTACATATTTAGTAGCATACCTTTTCATTCCATATCCAATCAAATTAATAGCTGCTTTAAGTTTAGTAATTGGAGAGAGTTTATCCTTATTTTTTAAATATCCTTTATATTTTTCTTCAAAAGATATATCATCGGTAGGTTCTTTATAAATAGAAAGATATTGTTCTTCTGGACCAATTATTGTAGATTTCTTTTTAAACACTGGTTTTACAGCCTTCTCAATTGTACCCTTGACAGACTCAACCCACTTCGAAGTTGTCTTAGGCTTAACATTCTGTTTGGCCTTCTGTATCATTCCTACAACAGATTGTACCCACGGACTTATAGCCATTATGATTATTTACTTATAATATCGCCCAGCCAGTTTACTATATCTATAGCCCAACCAGCAGCACTAGAAGGGACATCTTTCTTCTTATCTTCCCCCCATCCTTCCACTAAAGCATCAATATCTGAATCACTAGATGTTGAGCTACTACTTTTATACGCACCCTTCTTTGCCTTATCAAACGACATTTTTACATATTCTTTCACCTGCGGATGCATCCCAACGGTTTTCATAGCAGCCAACTGTATTTCAGATATAGTAGCGCCATTAGCGTACATTGTCTTGAGATCCTCAACCATTTTATTAAAACTATCAGAAGGTATGACCCCAGCTTCAAGTACAAAATTAGTTACATCTGTTATTGCATTATCAAAGGCTTCCTGTTTTTCCTTTTTCTCTTTTGCAGTAGCCTCTTTCTCGGCCTGTTGTTGTGCCCTTATTTCAGCAGCAATGTCTTTCTGTTCTTGTGCATTCGCATAATCCATCTGGAATTGATTTTGTAGAGCTTGTTTCATTAAACTAATTTGTTCTTCTGGCATCCCACTGTTCTCAAGAGAATAAATAGCAGCATTTACCTCATCCTGTGCCTGTCCAATGGCTGCACTATAGGCCTTATCTGATAGAAGAATTGCTGTATCAAGCCCCGCCTGTAGCCTAGATTGGGCCGTAGTGAGTTTCCCAAGTGTTTTTGCCAATTCACCAGCTTTTTTACCCTTCAATAAGCCGAACTGCCCTGTACTGATACCCACATCTTTTGTACTTTCTATTATATCTTGATCTAAAGTATCTAAAAGATCAGTCACATCAAGAATCTGTTGTTCGATTGATGTAAGAGCCGGTTGATAGAATTGAGCAATCTTACTCCCTTCACCAAAGTATTTGTCAAAAGCAGATTGCTTCACAGTCCCCAAATCCTGCATTAATTTCACAACATCTTCCACTTTCATATTTTTCTCTTCCGCCATTTTCCCAATGTAATCTTCCACATCCTTATAAGCCTTGCTTCCAAATGCATCCATTGTTCCAACACCAGTCTTCTCAGCTATTGATTCACCTGTAACAGGAGGAACTTCCTCAATTTTCTGCTTTCCTTCCTGTTCACCCGGGGCAACCCCAGCATTTTTTGCTTGCAAATAAGCGATCATTTTTAATGTAGCCTTATCAAGACCCGGAGGTATTCCCCCAACAAATTTTGTTGGATCAACATCTGTAGCCTCAACCCCACTTGCTGCAATTTCTTTTTGCCAATCAATTTTTTTAGGAGGAACCATTACCGGTTTAGGTTTAGTGATAGGAGCAGGTGTTCCCACCGGAGTCAGTTTACCTTGTCCATATGAATACGTATATTTAGCCATATATTTTCAGTTATTAAGATAGGTTTTCTGGATAATCATTTATATTCGGTGGCAAATTATTCTCATCCAAACTGTACACTTCTGGATTATCTACCTGATTCTTAATTCTCTTCATAAATTCCTTCATCCCTTCTTCAACTTTTATTTTATAATAATTTGCTTTTCCTCCTGTTGGACTAAAATCTTCCCTATCTTCCCACAACTCTTGCAATGTTTTCCACGCAATTATGGGCGCTGCCTCTTCTGGATAAATTGGTACTGTTCCTATAGTATAAGTAGCACCAGCCACCGTCGCCCCTGTATACGGGCGAGAAATCGTAATATTTGTCACGTTAGTAAAAGTAGCGATTCTGTACCAAAAACCATTATTGTCAACTTTTATGTATCTACCAACATCAGTAGCGGCAAATGCTGTTCCTGCTCCAACAATTGCTGTTGAAGCAAGAGTAGCAGTTACCGTACCCGCAACTTTATCAGTAAAATCACCACTAATAAGATCACGCCCCCTAACATAATACCTAAGAGTAATGGTTGCAGTTGCACTTGAGAACGTAGGATAGAAAAGAATTTCATCGTTAATAATGGTAAAGTATAAAGATTGATCCGATTTTGCATTTGCAGAAGATCCTGAAATAAGATTATTCCAGGTTTCCCTGTCATAAATTGGTTTTGGCACATAATCAACAGAAGCAACTCGTACTATAACAGATGTAAGTCTAAAGAAATCAATCGGCAATCTATAATTACTTTGATTGGCAACAGAAGCAGTTGAATAAGAAGTTTCCTCAAATGGCCAACCTGTTTGAGTTTTAAACCATTGATAGTTTATCTCTAAAAGTTCCTGTATTCTAGTTTGAGTCTTTGTACTAGTATCATTAAATCTATTTTGTATATACGTCTGTATTTCTGCAAATGTTTTCATACTGTATGATTATGTGATTACAAACCATTGTGTTCCTCCACCTGTTGCCAACCACTTACTACCATAATTCGTGTTAATTGTCACGCTTGCTGCTCCATTAATCGTATTTCCAGCCGCCGCACTTATGGTGATATTATTGACTGCCGCATTGCCCCCTTCATCCAGCACTATCAGATTAAATAATTCAGTTGGTGGTACATTTATGGCTGTTATGAGTGGTAGCGTTATCGCACAGGCACCTGCTGTTGTGCGGGTGACTCCAAGATAATAATCCACAACTCTTGCCGTATACGTTGCCGTAGACACTATTGTTCTGGCAATTCTTTGTACATATAATCTCAATCTGTCTATATCTTTAGCCTCTACCTGTTTACCACTGCCCGGTGTCCCTTTGTGTTGATGTGTATCTGGTAACATATTAATAAATCATTATACGTCTTATATATGGTGGAGTAGCACCAGCAGCAGAAACCAAATCAAATCTGAATTGTATGATTTTTGCTTTTTTGTACACTCCGTACATTATATCCTTATAATTTGTGTCATTGAAAGTTTCCAAAGTAGTCCAGTTGGTTGTGAAATCAGTAGTGGATACATTCTCGTCCAATCTATATTTCACCACAACTGTTGCCCCACCAGCAATCAACGCTCCATTAAAATCAATTCCAACTCCTTTCACCAACACCCCATCATCCACTCCTGTTTCATAAGAGTCTGTGACAAAAAACGACTCATTCGATTTTCTATTAAATCCTAACAACGAAGCCCCTACCCCCCCGGCGTTTACATATGCTACATAAAGTGACGCATAACCTCTTTTGAACGCCGTGATTCTTGTCGCAGTGGCAACAGAAAACGTAGAATTAACCGCATACAAAATACTTAAAGCAAGTGGGAATTCCGCGGACCTTCTCCCTAAGCAATAGATCCCACCTATATCTGGCGACATAATACTAGAAGTACCAAACAATAAAAAATCATCATCGTTAATCACTGTGTTTGCATTGACCCTAGTGCCTCCAGTAGAGGAGAATTTTTTGTATATCACGAAATCTGATCCGTTATACATATAGATTGATCCCTGTACAAATGCATACAAAGTTTCATTAAAATTGTAAACGGCTTCAATATCCCCAGGCAACTCAATTCTCTTCTCATAAGTCGAAGACACTCCATCCCAAAAATATATAAAAGCTTCCCGTGATACGTTACCACCAGTTGAAATAAACCACGTCATCGTAGCAATCACCAACCTGTCATTCCAAGCAGTCATTGAAGTCACGCGATTGCCATCCGCGGGCAACGTGAGCGCAGCATTATTCCAAGTAATTTCATCAGCCTCAAGTCTACCAACATATCTTCCGTACCCGACAAACAATGCTCCAGCAAATGAGATTAACGGAGTTACCCTGTCGCTCGCCATCGGTGCAGACAATAATGCCAAGTAATTATCAGTCCAATTCGCAGGAACAGTAGGATCCCCATTCAATCGCCCAACAACATTGTTCCCACCAAAAGTATTAACATAAAACAGAGAATTCCCAAAAGCCCTCATCCCAATAGCCCCAGTTAAATTCCTGATTAAATTCCAAGTCAATGGCGCACCAGAAAGCATATAAATATCTGACTCTGCCTGTTGAGCAAATTCATATACAACAGAAGTGACCGAATTACAATAGGTTTCAAAACATAAGATATCCCCTGTAAAATTTGTAATGACATATGGCTCGTAAAAATATCTTGGAACCGTTATCAATCCAGGAAAACTGTAGATATCACAATTATAAATCGTAGCAAAACCATTTTGACCGCCCGTATTATCAGAAGCGATACCATTGTGAAACTTATCAATTGTAATTATTGGTTTTGCCATTAATCTGAATACATATAGATATATTTTGTAACACCACCGTCATAAACTTTAACTCTTCCGGCAGCAGTATTCCCATGAGCAGCAGCATCGTGTTCATCTCCACTAAACTGGAACGCATATTCGACACCAGCTCCAGCATTTGTTATACTTATGTCAATACCAACAGATCTTTGAGCACTATTTTCACTTGTAAGAACATATATGTTAGGACTTGGACCACCACCAGCTTTTACGGATATTAAACCATATCCAGTACCATCTTGATCGAGTCGAAGAACAGCAGCCGTAGAAGACGCATTATCAAGAACATACCTAACAAGAGCAGCACTGTTTATCTGAGCAGCATTACTGTAAACATATAACCCATACTTAGCAACATCCAATACTCCAATCTGTTCAATATTAATACCTATCCCTTTCGTATAATTTGTGATCTTAACTACATCGGCAGTACTAGCAGCAATTTCACTATAGAAATGTCCAAGAGGAGATCCGGTTTGAGTCGCACCACCAATAGAACTTGCAACAAACAACGCCCCCAATCCCGTGGTTTCATTCCCAGCTTGATTAATGTATAAACCAGATCGCGTTCCATTATTATCAATATAAACTGTGTGTGGATTATTCGTTACATCATTATTTGTTATATCAAGCCTCAAATTGGTACCATCGGCAATAGTAATACTCTGTCCATTATTAAATACTTGTTGCAATGTACCTTTACCAGCCGTATCAACATATGCTTTGATAGATTGCTGTGTAGCTGTATGCTGATCTGAATTACTTGCCATATTGTCCTCATCCTTAATCGCCGTACCAATCATCGTGCCATTATAAGTTGCACTTGTGAGAGTTTTACCCGTTAATGTTTGGGTAGCTCCAACAAGGGTCAATGTATCACTCACATCAGGAATAGTGAGTGTACGCGTAGCCCCAGCACTTATCCCTGAACACTGAAACTTCATTCTCTTTGTAGCATCAAGATTGTCTACAAAGAAAGTGTTGTCATCAACAAAAGATTTATTTGACACACTTTGTGTAGCAGTCAATCCCAATAATTGCTCAGATATGTTAGCAGGATCATATACGGCCTTTGTCATATCCCCTCCACCACCAGCAGCAGGAATTGTTACCCACGCACCATTTTCCCTAAAATTAAACTTGTTAGTACCAGAATTATAATATATTGTTCCGTTACTAACACTTGGAGCAGCAGCTTGAGGTGTAAGAATAAGACCCGTTGGATCAATAAGACCTCCAACCGTCAACTTGCCACCAACATTAAGATTACCCGTTGTCTGTAAATTCTCATCATCAAAATCAATCGTACCACTTGAAGCAGTTATTTTAAGATTGCAAGCACCAGCAGTTGTAATTTCCGGTACGTTACCAACAGTCTTAAATTGGAGATAATCATCGTTATCACCGCTAGGTTTTACATCAATCGTACCAGAAGAAGAAATTAAAGGTGTAATTAATCCACCCACAAGCGTCAACGTATCTGTAGCCTTATTATAAGTCATCCCAGCATCAGCACCCCAAGCACCAGCGTCATTAAACGCAACTTGCGTATTTAACCCCGGAACACTTAACCCTACTATAGAATTATCAACATATGCCTTGATTGATTGCTGTGTACAAACTTTGGTAGCAGAATTGGATGCCATATTATCCTCATCCAATACTCCTGATCCAGTAACAGTCCCATCCAAAACAACATTCGTAAAAGTTTTATTCGTACCAGTTTGGACAGCAGTCAATCCCATCAACTGCTGATTAATACCAGCCGGATCATACACAGCTTTAGTCATATCTCCCAATCCAGCAGTACCAGAAAAGTACGGGAGAATTAGATATGCATTAATACCATCTCCAATCTTCAACTTTCCCGTATCAGATTCATAGCACGCCTCTCCTTGCGCAGGTGTTGGATTATTTAGTGTCCAGTTTGCCAGAGTATCTCTCCTTAATTGTATTACTTGAGCCATATTATTATTGTTATTAAATTGAATTACCCCCGTTAATCACAGGGATACTTGTATATACTGAATTTGAATGACCTCCATCCACATTCCCAGATCCATCATTTAAACCTGTTGCCTCAACTAATACTCTTTTCGTAACAGGATTAACATATACTTTCGTAGGAGTAACTCCATCTACTGAACTCACACCTATCATAGCTGGTACAAAATTCTGATCTCTATTTGCATTTGCCATTGTTTTTTTGGTTATGGTTGCGTTTCTACAAGTATCCGTCCGCTTCTCACCAGTACGCCTACCGACCTCTCGTTGTCACTTCTATGTGCCAGTATTGTCGGTACAAAATTCTGATCTCTTCTGGCATCATACGGCTGTGTTGCTGGTGGTGTATATGTGAGTGGATACATTTCTACGAGTATTCGATGTGTGATAGGATTAACCGCTATCTCTACAGGAGTGACTCCATCGACAGAACTCACTCCCATCAGAACAACAACATTATTTTCATCCTTTTTTGCCATATATTTCGTTTTGCGTTAGCTTTAATGATTCCCATTGACTTGCCAACCATTTCTTTTGTGTATCTATAAAACTCATCCCATCCTCATATAATTTCTTTTTTAATAACATAATCTCTTCAATTTTCTTTAATCTTTCCTTATATATCTTGACAATTTTATCTTTTTCAGCCTCATGACATTTCGCCTCCTCAACTTTCCCGTAAGCATCTCTTAACGCATCCTGTGCCATTCTTCTGTAATCAGTAGCCACATCCTTTTCTCTAACGCCTATTTCATCCAAATCTTTTGCTCTCTTGAATAATTCACCAGCCTCTTTATGTAATCCATTAATAACTTTTACCTTCTCTTTAATATCTCCCTCCATATCTTCTATTCTCTCCCCCCTTATATTCAGATCCTCTTCTTTAATCTTCAATTCATTTTCTTTTCTATCTAGCGCCTCAATTCTTGCCTTTTGTTTTTCAATTTCTTCTTCTGTTTTCTTTTTTGCGTTGCTTAATTCTTCCATCATTCTACCTATTTCTTCTTGTGTATATCCTCTTAAATTGCCCCTTATCTTATTTATTCCAGTATTCAATTCATTTAATTTCTTTTCTTTTGCCTCAATAATCCCCTCTAATCTCTTAATCTTATCTTCACCCTCCTTTACTTTTGCATTCACATCTACTAAGTATTGATCGTCAGCCATTGTTTATTGTATAAATAATGCTTCCGCTACTTTTATAAGATTTAAAACTTGTGCAATCATCCACACCACAGCACCACTCAACATCACCCACTGCACTTTCTCAACCCACTTTTTAGCATATATTTTATCACCCATTAATAATTGATTTTTTATCCATTTTATATCAGTCTTCATTTCCCCCATATGACGTGCGATAGTTTCATCATCCATATATTTAAAATTAATTATACATCTCTAACAACTTTCATTGCTTTAACAAGAACCTTCCATTTTATCCCATCACCAGCAGCACCAGTAACAGTTATATCTATTGTATTATTAACAGCATCAGCAGTCATATTGGCATCATACCCACCTTTTGAAGTATCAGAAGCCAAAACCGCCGTAGCACCTAATTGAGCCAAAGCAGCACCAAGTCTATAAAAAACAGCAGATTTATGAAACCTACAAGCCTCTGTTCCAGCTTTCTGGCCAACTACAACAATTTCAACCGACCACACCTCATTATCCAAAACAGGTATATTGAACACCTCAAATGGACCAGCATTAACGCTATCATAAGATATAACAACGTGCCAATATCCACCACCTTGAAGATCATTACACATATGAATCTTCCCACGTGGACCACCTCCAACTCCATCTCCAGGATTCACATTAATATCACCACCAAGAGACGGACCAGCACCAGTAGCATCAGCAGCATTTAAGGTAATACTTTGACCATTACCTGCTACAGCATTAGTCACTTGTATAATAGGACTATATCCAAAGAAACTCAAATTCCCAGAAAATGAATAAATTGCGTGATCAAATCCCAATCCAATATTCGCAAACGTACCAACACCAGCTCCCCCACTATCAATAAACGCAGCAGAAAAAGCAGAATACGTTATATCTACATCATTATTATCACCAACCAATAATGCAGAATAAGCAATTTGCGCTTTACCAGTAGCACCCCCAGCCGCCGGCCCAGTAATTACAGCTCGATAACAAACACTTGTACCATAATCACCCATAAGAGTCATATCAACCCCATATCCCTTAACATTATTTGCAGCAACATCCAATTTCAACCATACACACGGATCCGTACCAGTATGATCTGTTATTGTAGCATCAAAAACAGCAGATTGAGTAGCCCCCAGTATAACAGGGAACATATCTATTCCATATCCTCCTCCACCCCTACTACCGGGATTTAATCCTAAAGGCATATTTTTATACGATTACAAAGTAAAAATAAAGCGTACCATCAATAGTATCTCTCGAATAATAAATTGTATCCATATCAGTAACACCAAAACCATGCCACTGATTCTTAGGAATTTTCGCATAGCCACGTACAAACGCAATATCTATACCAATTCTCAAATCTTCTGTAGCCATCACATAAACTTCTGCAGCCTGTGCAGGAATACTTAAAGGACGAATAACAACTCCGGAAACCTGGGGAGAAGTTAAACCACCAGCTCCCGTTTCCTGAGTAACAAAAGCAGATCCAGTATGAACAACTTTTTGGTTCTTACAACTTTTTAATCCTCCAAATGATTTAATAGACATATCTTATTTGTTAAAGATTTAATTCCTTTTTAAGCAATCTGTACTCAGCTCTTTCTGTCTTACCCAACTTAGCCCATCCAACAAGAGCCAACTCTTCAAACCTCATCCTATTCTCATTTTTCATCGTTTCTTCCGCCGTTTTTATAGGTCCACTAACGGGGTCACTTTTAGATTCAACTGGCTGACCAGCAGGAATATCAACGATCTGTTCAACCTCCTTTTCCACCGTAGCAACAGGCGTAGTTTCAACTTCAGGTTCGGGGACATTCATTTCCTTTTCTTGTCCAATCAAAGACTTTGCAAGAGCAGCCCTATCATTCTTACTGACAGCTTCATATTTCCTTTTACCATCCGGCATAATCTTGTCATTAAATTGTCCTCGTGATGACATTATCGCATCAGCCAAATGTTTTGCACCATGTACAGCTAAAAAAGCCGGAAATGGTTTTGTTGACCTCGCAGGAACATTGTACTCCTCACCATTCCACTGGAATTTAAAATCCACATCCAATGGATTAGTTAAGGTAATTACTTCGTACATTGTTTTTTCTTCTGACATACTTTTTGGGGGTTATTAATTAATTTAAAAGTTGAATATTTACAGGTACAGTATTCGCAATATCATTATCTGAATCTATTGCAACTCCAATAGGTTTATAATTTATATTTGTACCAGACGATATACTATTACAAACACCATGATCTGCTGCAATAATAATGTCGCCTATAGAAATGTCATCATCACCATTTGTTTTTACAGCAGGATGAAACCCCATAACCTGAAACCAAGCATAATATCCAGGTCTTACAGTCCCTATTGCAACTCCAAAAATCAAATTAGGAGTACCATGTGCTGTAAATTCAGTTGTAACTTCATCAGTAGGAACTAAACATACAATCATCCCATCAGTAACGGGTAACGAATTAGCATGAAGTTTAGCATATTTAAACGCACAAGAAGTAGTAATTCTCTGACCCGATAGTATCATATTCACATTTTCAAAACGTAAATCGTGAGGTCTTTCTTTCATCTCAAGAGTCTCACTATTTAAATTAGTTCTCCAAGCTTTTTGTGGTATATTATCCGCCCTAGTTGATACCGACATAGTGTTGTTGTTAAAGTACTTCATTGTGTCGCCCTCTTATCAAGAGCGACACTAGAAACTCTTTAAAGACAATCAATCATTGTAGCAACAGTATTAGCTGCGTTAATATCATCAGCAACCGCAACTCCTATAATTTTATACGTAGAAGCTGTACCAGCCGGGACACTATCGCATTGACCGTCTGTAGCAGCCAATATAATACTATCACCATCTGCAATATCATCATCACCGTTTGTAACAACGGCTGAATGATATCCATAGAATTGAATCCAGCCATAATATGATGCCGTGATTCTTCCTACGCCAACTCCAACAGGTTGGTTTTGTGATGCATCAGATATATCTGATGTAACACTTTTTTTATATGTATCTACATATGCTAATGGTACTCCATTATTTACCGTCGTATCAGGAGCAGCTTGTACATACATATAACCTCTTAGACCATAAGTTGGATCAATCTCCCATCTAATACTATTCAACTGCTCTAAAGCAACAGAAGAATTACTAGTGAGAGGCGTTCTCCATGCTTGTTGAGGTATATTATTCGCACTCATTTGAATTAGGTTAAAGAAATAATAAATATCTAAAATTATGCAACTATACAAACTTTCCTAGAGTTCCCAACTTGATCTTTAATAAGAATATATCCAGCAGGAACTTCCGCACCAAGAGCCGCATAAGTACCAAAACAGAGAACACCCGTACCATCAAGATTGAATTGACAATCTCCATTAGCACCATCAACAAGAGTAATATTACCAGTAACAGCATTACCAGTTCGAAGGATTAAATTAAAAGTACCAAATGATGAAAAAATGCCATCAGCAGCACCATCCCCAACAGAAAATACAGCATTAGTACCATTATGAACACCCCAAGCAAACTGAGTAATAGTACCAGCACCATTGGCTGCCTTAAAACTCACTGCGCCTGATTCAGAACCATCAACAGGATTAACAATAACACCAGTAATTTGCGCGTATTCTTGCGGATTTAATGCCACATCCCCTCCGACAAACTTAACAAGACCAATCTCGTCATTTGCAGCAGGTGTTGCAGAAATCTGTGTAAAAGTAATAGCTGCACCTGTAGTACCACTACTCTCACGAGTCACACCAATAGACCCAGTTGAACCATTTACGGTAAAAACAGGATAAGTCGGCATAACACCAGTACCATTTTGCAAGAACATACCAAATCCAGCAGAAGCAGAAGCAGCACCAGGATCAAGAATTGTTATCCCATAACTACCATAAGTAATAATACCACCCACATCATTTCTACCATCAAAAACCAATCCACCAATATTATCAGCAGCAAGAGGCGAAGCAGAATTATGGAAGAATCTTGTGATCGGTCCAGTAGCACCATTAGATATTCGCGTGACACCTATTCCTTCTGCAACAACAGCAAATTGCGGAGTAGCAGGTAAAACACCAGCATCAATTGTTCTTATATTATACGCACCATATTCAGCAGCAGCCGTAGGATCAACTATTATAGCATACGCTTCCGCATATGTAGTAACACCAGCTCCATTATCTCTACCACTACATATAATATTTGATATTACATCACCAGTAGCAGGAGAAGCAGAAAGATGATCTAGCATTAAACTAGCACCAACGGCACCATCACTGGTAATTCTGATAATTTTATTGGAAGTCATAACACCAAGAATAAATACTCCGGTATTAGATAACGTTCCTTCACCACTCATAGTAACCTTAGAATTACCAGCAGGAGTACCATTAGTACCAATTATGATTTCACCAGAAGCAAGACCTTCTATTTCCGTAACATTAATAAGTCCACCAAGTGCTGAAAAAAGTACCCAATTAGCTACTGCAGGAGTACCTTGATTCTGATATAAATGACCATTCGTCATATCAACTGCTAAAGCACCACATGGAGGACCACTCTCAGTGGGCACACCGGCAGTGACTATAACATCAAAACCTGTGATTCTTGCCCACTCATTATAATTTTGAAATCTTAGGGACATTTTAAATTAGGTTATTGATATTATACACCGGTTATACCGATAAGAACGCCTGATCGATTGCAGTTTCGATTAACAAGATCTCCGTAAAGAATAAACTGACCGATTTTAGCATCCTGATTGACAGGAACTTTAAATCCTGTCCAACTCATTACAGGGACATCTCCCTGAGTTGTATATGCTCCATCAATCGCACTTCCTCTCCCTTCCGCCTTTTGATTATCTGGGTGAGGTAGAGCATACCAACTAAGGTACTTCTCATTCAAGAAATACATATATTGAGCTGTACATTTCTCATCACGTACTACAGGAGTACCTCGGAAGAATAGAGCATCGAATCCGATTTCTCCATTCAAAGCTCCTCTTGTAGCAGCGATTCCATTTTTCGTAACCTGAGCAAACCCGCCAGCATCATAGTTTGCAACTACTGTAGGTTGAAGCAATGTCTCATAATAGCTCCAAACAGTTTCATTACAAACAATTAATGTGGGCCTGTCGGCTCCAACCGCACAAGCATTGTACATTGTTGCCATAGCAGCCAATGTCAAATTACCTGCAAGGTTTGTTTTTGTAGATTGAATTGTTGTATAAACAGCTCTATTCAATCCACCATAAACCGCAACAGCAGTACCATCATCTACAGCAGCACCAAGTCCAGTAAAGTCTTTTCCACCATTACCTGTGCCTAAACCGTACATAAGAGTACCAATTCCATCCGCCATATCATCTTTAGCGGAATCCATTTCAGTCTTAATTAGATCGAGAACACGAGCCTTCCCCTGATTAACAGCCGCCTCCATATTAGAGAGAACAACTGATTGATAATACGCTTTTGGATAGAACTGCATATTAACACGAGTATCAGGTTTAACTGTTGAAAATACATCAAATCCATCAAATGAACCTCCACTTGTAGAAGAAGCATATTTGATTGGGAACTTCATATTTTCACCATTCCAGGCTTTTGGATTACCAAGCAACCTTAGTGTCAAGACATTTGATCTTAGCACTGTATCTGTAACAACAGGCAAAATCTCATCTTGAGTCACCGTGGTCACAAACTCATCGAAAGTCATTGTTTTTAGGTTAACGGATATTAATCAACCGCAACCTCCGCCAACCGCTTAGCCCTCTCGATTACCTGATCGAGTGAAGAGAAAGTTTCATTGGGCTTTTTAAATTGCAATTTTGCAACTTCTCCCTCTTTCCCTCCTGCGCTAGGTTTTGTTGGAGATTTCGATTGTTTTGACTCCGGCTCCTTTTTTACAGGAACCTTCGCCTTTTCAAGATCCTGATAGATCCTGAACGCTATCGGCGCAGGGATGTAAACCTTTTTACCTGGTTCTACCTCATAGGCATACTTCTTTGCTATATCCATAATCGCTGTTTCCTGTTCAGCATCCAAATTTGCCGTCTCCGACAATTTGTCCATCTCAGCATCAAGGACCTCATCAAAGTTTGGCCAATCTTTGTCATCACCAACTTTTTCAGATTTATATTCCTGACCCTCGCTTTTTGCCTTCATCTCCTTTACCACATCCAACAATTCACTTAGAGCAGCACTCTGTTCTTTGACCAGTGTTCTGGTCTGATTTAACTGACGTTGCTGTCTTTTCCATGCCGGGTGCGTGTGAAATGGAGGCATCTTCCCTTCTTTTGAAGGATCATCTTCTTTAGATTCTTTCGAATCATCAGAAGCAGTTGTATCAAGATCTTCTTTCTGTGTTTTATCGCCTTCACTGGCGTTAGACTTCTGATCTTGCGCAGGTTTTTCTTGGTTGCTGACTCCGGACGGTTCCTGACCGTCCCCTGCTTGCGTGGCAGGTTCACCAGCATTATTATTAGACATACCGTATTGTTAAGTTTTAAGAGGGGATTCTTTAACTTCTTCGTGCATTTTCCATTGCAATAGCAATAATTTGTTTTCTACTTCGTTTCTTCTTCCTATGTTCATTCGCACGTGTCAATTCGGCTATATTTCTCGATATTACTTCTTGTGATCGACCTTTTTTTAACGGCATAGTGATTATACGTTAGTTTTTATCCTTTCGTCAAGCATCTGTCTAGCAGATGGTTTATTTTTCATATTTTCTCTTTGCTCTTGCATCCCACTTTTCACAATCTCGACCTCTCCTCTAAGATGTTCAGCCGCATTTCTCCTTATTTCGGGTGGTAATTGTAAGAATTGTTGTGTTTGGAAAAAATCCTGATGGACCGCAATATGCTGCGGTGTAGCTCCCTGATAAGGAGGTACGCTTTCACCATTGACAAGTGCTCGATTTTCGATATCAGCCTGTGTCATTGAGTTCAACACCTTCGTTTGCATATCTGATTTTATTGCACTATCATACTCAGCCTGCGCAGACTTAAACAAACTACCAGGATCTTGCATCCATTTATAGTATCTTTCAGCAGTTTTAAATGGAGTTGGATCTCCAATGCGTTCATATAGGGTGACGGGGTCTATCGCCTTGTTTTGCCACAATACAATTGCTTCCTGGGACAGGGCGACTTTGTCTTTGACGATAGTTGACCCCTGTTTCACCCTAATTCTAACCCCCTCTTTGACTATTTGCGAGTTAATTTTTAATTGTTTGCTCGCACCGTCCGCCCCAAGAAATGTAACAAAACAATCTTTGTCAAAATGCACGCGAATCAACTGCGCTATCGCATTATACAACCTCTCAGAAACACGCTCCAACATTCTGGTAATCTCATCAATCCTCTCCTGATCTGACTCTTTTAACAACTGTCTACCTCCAAAAGTTTCCTCACCAGGTGATTTCTCACCCCTGATAGTAGCGTGTGTACCAAATATATTATCCACTTCATTTATTGTATGTAATAAATCATCAAATACCTGAGGCGGAAGCACCTGCCCTGCAAAATGCTGTGCAGACCCAGGATCCGCATTTTCCAATGCGACTATTCCATCGGGCTTCTTCCTTGCAGTCTCCAATTTAGCCAGCTCAGTTTTCGTGATTTTCCCATTAAGGTACCCTACTATCGTACCATTTGCCCGATCAGCGTTATCAGATATCTGTCTTTTTCTCTTATTGATCGAATCTTGTAGGGTTATAACCTGGGTTACAAGGGTTGTAGACGAATATTTAGAAAGTCCCAATGTCCACAAATCTGAAAATATATAATCCAATAATGGCTCTTTCCAATGATTTTTCTTCTTATTCTTAAAATCATAATTCGGATTTTCCTTTTTTCCCAAAATAACATTCCCAAATTTCCAAAATTTAAATTCAGGTACCGTAATCTCATAATATCCAATCCTGGATCCACCATCTATATCTCCCTTCTGATCTGATACAGCTAATGCAATCTTAGCTTTTGCATCAGGGAACATCTTTATCAAATCATCCACTGTATCTTCATGATACTCAATGACATAATTTAATGAATTATATGGAGGGATTAATAATCTTTGCGGTCTCACAACTTCTATCCATATCTCCTTTAAATCCTCATCATATCCAAATTTCAGAACCCCTAAGTGATACAACTGATGATACAACGCAAACTCCTTCAATAACCTCGAAAGCTCCTGCTCCTGGGCAATCCCTAAAAGAATTTCTTCCAAATTGTTAGAGTATTCAGCATGATCAATATTTTTTGCCGGATCATCATCTGCCGGTAAACTCACCATCGGCGCAGGCAACTTCTTTGTAGCTCGCGGCAATACAGTTTCCAACGACTGGAATACTTTGTTCAATACTATCCTTGCCTGATAATTGTCCAATTTCGCGTCATCTAACTGATCCCCTAAATAATACCTCTCATTCCTATCCTGTAACCTTTTCATACTATCATGCAGTGGCTTTGCCTCCTGTATCCACTTCTCTCCTATCTTACAAAGAACTTCATCAGAATCAGCCATTGATACCGATTGCCTAATCTCAATAATACCCTCGGACATTTTGTCCTCCCCTGAAAACGTTGATAAAAGATTTTTTTGCATATTTTTATACGTAAATCCATGCATCTGGATCCACCTCCTCCGATAATATAGGTATCTTGTCTGCCGGTATCCCATCACCCTCTATTGTCGGATTGTAGAATCCACCAGGCCCTATCCTATCATATATGCTATTCTCAAGTCTAGGTACTCGCTCCAATGCCATCTTATAATACACCGTAGCGTGCACGAAGTGATCCTCCCCACTCTTCTCCCAACTCGTATGCGGTATCCCAAATGAATCCTCCTTTATTATCCGATATATATTTTCCCAATGTTTGACATATAATGCAAGCTCACTATTTAAAAAGGATTGCGGAAGCCGCCCATTTGTGGTGAAAAGTATCTTCCCATCAGTGAAATCATTCACTACTGCGCTTATTGCTTGCGATCTATCTGTATAAACATATCCTCTTTGGGTATCTTTGCCCCATTCGAACAGTTCTTTCCTCTTAAAATTCTGTCTATAGAAACTACAAAACACTTTCCCCGGATATTTGGGCATCAAAATTCTTCTAGGATAGAAATCTGGGTTAGCGTCTATGACTGTTACAGGATCATATTTCCTCATCATCTGTTCAATCTCTGACCAACTCTTCGCTATTCCCACCTTGAATACCCCTGCGTGATTCCCCAACACATAATGCAGATCCTTATACGCTACGTCCACACCCATTGCATTCCTTAGCATCGGATTAGTGTCCGCCAATATATTCTTCTCTATCAACAACCTATCTACTACATCATCTTTTTCCACATATGGCAACCCCAATACCATATTATAAAAATAGTGTGGCCCCTTGGTCCTCTCCAAATACACCAAGTCTGCCGCTTTTACCCAACTACACATCAACTGATTCACGTGATACCCGTGTATTTCCCTATCCTTATACGTCGTTACCCATTCACCATCATGCCTGTCATCTTCACTTAATTCTTTCCCACAATTAGAACAAATGTATATCCCCTTTACCTTATCCACATTCTCAAAATAATCCAATTTCTGCCATTTGTTACACGCACTGCACCTGATCATCCAATGTTTCTGATCACTCATCTCATATCTCTGATCTATTCCGCCAGGCCTGATAGGATTGCTGAACATCCACTCACCCTTATACTTACTCCTCTGCAACCTGGAAGCATATAAATCTATTACCTCTATATTACTAGCATCATATTCATCATAACAATTCAAATCACTCGTGTGCATTATCGCCGCCTTCTTCCCGTGCGTCCCCCTGTACCATATGAAATTCCCCCCAAATTCCTTCTTCGTTACCGCATCACTCTTTCCCAATAACGCCGCCAAAACAGGATTCTGTGTCACCATCCCGTCCACCTTTGCAGGTACAAAATCATGCACATCATCAAATGCCGGTAACGTGTAAATACAGTTCAACTTCCTCTTCGTTAACCCATATAACGTCTTTAATATCGCTAGTGTACTCCACCCCACCTGCGCACTCTTCATACATACCTGCTTCGGATTCCAATCACCAAATGGCTCCAATAAAAAATAATGCTCGTCAAACTCCACAAGATCCCCCCTCTCATTCTTTATCCCGTTCGCTATTATCCAACCCAATACGCTTTCTTCAATCTTTCCCATACCTAACAAAGTTTTTTTAACTTCCCTACCCTGCTCTTCCAATGACTCCTCGGTATCACCCTCCTTAAACATTCCTCACATACAGGATACTCCTCTCCATCCTCCCACCACTCATATATCCCCTTCACCTTATACATATTGCACTTCATACACCTTATCCCAGGCCCAGGCTTATCTCTCTCACACGCCATACATAATCCACTACGCATCGCACAATACCTTTTACAGTTACTACACAATAAATGCCCATCACTGTCCACTTGATTTTCATTGTTAGCAATGCCGTCATTTTGCACACCTTTTGGAGTATTGACTGTCACCCTTTTTGGATGACTGTCACCACTGACTGTCACTTGACTGTCACTGACTGCTGCTGACTGTCGTTGACTGTCGCTCAAACCTGATAGGTGACTGTCACTATTGACTGTCACTTGACTGTCAATAAATGGCCTCCATTCCCCTATCACAATCCCCTGACTTACTACCACTACATTTTCACCTTTATATCTGTGAAAATGCCTCTGGAACTCGCGTTGACTAACCGTTTTTAATTCCATTTTCAATTTTGTTATGACTGTCACTGACTGTCACTTTATACTCCTAAGTGACTGTCATTGTCAAGAAATAGTGACTGTCGATACACACTCACTCCTGTTAAATAGTGACTGTCGATACTGACTGTCACTAGGCGAATTTAGAAAAAAATATATCTGGTGGGACAGGAGTGGCGAAAAAAATGCCCACCCCTAAACCCCCCCATACCCCCCTCTTGATTTTATCTAAAAACCATTTTGAAATACATCAATCTAATCTGTAAATGGTACTCTATGGCATACGCTCAAATTTTTGACACCCCGATTCAAAATAAACCCCCTTTCAATGCTCTAACCTGATAGATACTTTGTACAATAAACATTGTGCAAACTATCTTTGTAAACAATTATGTTGTGCAATATACCATTTACAGGTTAGAAAATAGCCAAAACCATGCAAAATATGTTTTTTTAAGGAGAGAAACAGAAGGCGATTGACTGTCCCTCGCCTTGTTTTCATTCAGGTTTGCCCAGATTCGCACCAGATTCACGCCAGATTCACACGAGATTCACGCCCAAACGCGCCCAAGAGTCATAAACACAAGAGAGTGTATGTAGGGGGACGACTCAGTAAAAATTACAAATTGTTTTTTCTTTGGCGTTCGCGCGCTGACGCGCGCTCGCTTATGCTGGCAATTTTAGTAAATGCAAGCTAAATATACAACAACATCATAAACGCAAAATGCAAGTCATTTATAAAACTTCGGCTTGTGTTTAGAATTAGTTGATATATTATCGAGTTGACTTTATCATTAACCCCACAAGTATGGAGAACACAACGGACCTGAGCAAGTTCGGGTATAGAGAACTTGCAATAGCTGGCGAGCTATTAAAACAATACGCAGACTACCCGGATGCACTACAAGGCGATAATGTCCGAATAGAGTTTAACCCAAGCTCTGGCAATGTATTTCTAGTTGACAACAACCATGATGTTGCGATGCTAGATGATGACGATAAACTTGGGCGCTGGTACGACTGCCCCAACTGCGGACACGAAGGCTTCATAGAAGAATTTAAAGAGGAATTAGACGAAAACAAAAACGTAATGCTTGTCTGTACTGACTGCACCGGCGACCACGAGAACAGGATTGTCGGATATTTATAATTAACCCCTCAACCAATGAAGAAAGACCACACAACAACCTATCTACTAATTGCTGTATTTACTGCTTGGATCGCAACCCTGATTTTTCATTTCAATTCAATCGAGAGAGCACAGCCCTGCGTGGAAGAAGCCCTCGGATATTACGCACCAGAAACACTGCTCCCACCAAATCCACACGACTTTTCCGATGATTTATATTATTCAGAAGCCGTCAATAGATTCACAAAATACGGAACCTGGGCAACTCTCGATGACGGAACAATTTGCTATATCTAACATTTTACATTCTAACCCTAAAACACCATGGAAAATATAACACTCTACAACTTAGGCACCGTAAACAAAAACCGCTTACACCTAAAAAGCAAAAATGGCTTAATGACAATCTGGTTTAGTTACAGCACACCAGTAGCATTTCAGGCCACCTTAAACGGAGGAATAACAGTAAACGGAGGATCTTCTGAGTTTTGGACACGTCAAAATGACTGGGGAACAACAACGGGTAAATTTTTAAACAACCTCCAACCCGATAAAAAGAAACGTATAACAGGCGACAAATTTGAGAAATACCTAACAGAAGCCCTATCACAACTTTAATTTTTAAACCTCAAATCCTATGCAACAAATCGACACAAAATTATTGTCTTACAAGACAATCGAAACAGTCTATAACAAACTGTTCGACAAAATCTATCTGTACAGTAGCGGCACCAAAGAAGATGTAAAACTAATGTTTAAACTGGAAAAGGAAATGTGCAGACGTATAAAAATGACCACAACAAAATGACAATAATCGATCTTGTAATCGGCGAGATAATGCTAGTAGTTTTCGGACTATCCGCACTCTACTACATCAAGAAAACCAGTATAGAAAACCCCGGATATAAATTTTTACTCATCTACTTCGCCGGTGGCAATATACTACTGGTACTATTCTTTTTCCTCCTAGAAAAACAATAAAGGGGCATTTGTTAATGCCCCTTTATCACCTCATCCTATGGAAGATTTCTTTCGGCACAATCACTGTACCACAGCACCATCCACAATGTCAACCTTATTAGCATCACCCTTGCGTTTAAATTTCTTTTTCAAAACAATTTGAACAGCGTGTTCAACCTCATCACTACCTACAACACCAGCCGGGATGTGAACGTCAATGCCGCCCCCAGAATCAGGCACGCCAACACGAGGTCTAACATCTCCCTTCACCTCGTGCGCAAACTTTAGAAATTCAAGCTGTATTTTACAATCAGGAATATCAGACTGAACTAGCCCCTCACCCCTCATAAAAACCTCCTTCTTTGCCTCAAGCCCTCTTTGCATAACCTGCGTCAAATATTCATCAGTAATTCCCATATTGTCATAAATTTCCCGGATCGCGAGTTTGACCTTCGGATAATTAGCAATAACACCGCCAGCCGCACGCGCAGAATTATCACTATTAAGATTGTAATTTTCAAGCGCCGCTTGATGTTTTGTCTTTCCTTCAAGAACGTGGCTTCTGATAAAACCCTGTTGTTTAAGCGTGCATTTATTGAACGCAGAATCTGGGTCCTTCATAACCTTCTCTAAACCAACATACAATTTTCTTTTCCTTTTTTCGCGCTCCTTGTTAGCAACAGCCACACGCGCCTTATATTTTTTCTCACCTGTCAATCGCATAATATTTATTAAAATCTCTCGCAGTCTTACCAAACGGTTGAAGCAAATCTAGCTTATGATTAGCCGCCCATTTACGGGGATCAACCTTACCACCAACCTTGTTGTATCCCATCCTCATACCACACACTTCACACTCTTCAATAGTTACCTGCTCATCATCATCAACAACCTTCCACAAATGGAATCCCTTCCGGCAATCACGTCTAGTTAATCTGATATTAAGATCAGCCAACATTAAACACTTCTAATAATGGGACAAAAACTTCCGCTTCCATTGCAGTAAACTCCGATTCCTTTAGAATATTTTTAATGAACACTTCTGTTTTTTCACGAATCTCAACCTTGTGTAAAGTTTTTGCAAATGCAGTTGTCAACTCCTCATCAGAATTCAACTCATTTGTCAAATCACGATCAATATTTTTCTCGGACAACTCGGCCAATAACTTCTTGATAGACTCTTTCAACTCTTCGTCAGTGCATTCCTTACTTGCCATCTTGCTGGAAAGACTTTTGACAAACTGCGCCCTCTCAGTTTTCATCTGATTGTACTTCTCTTCTTCAAGTTTCTTTCTCTTGTCATCTAACAACTTGCGATAAGTCTTAACAATCTCTTCTACATTCTTATCAAACCATCTTAGAGCAGATAAATCCGCTCCTGTCAAGCGGCGAAACACCGGAGAACCATCGGGATTGAATTGCCCTGTGGTTTTAAGAATACCCTGGAGAGAAAAAATCTGTTGAACCGTAAGTTCCATATGTTCGGGTTAGAAATATAAACCGCACTAATAGTAAACGCTCTTTTTAAAATTGTCAACAAAAACTTACTTGACTTTTTAAAAACTATGATATAAGTTTAAGGCCGCTTAATCCCCCCACGAGTATCTAGCCCCCATTCTAAATTGCCTTCCCTCGCACTTGTGGGTAAAAGAGGAAGGCAATTTATTTATCACAAATGACTTGACTCCGGCTACGGCTGTGGTATCATGGACTTAGATTTAATTGGCACAAGAAAAATGAACACACATTATCTTATTTACAGCTCGCTATCTCTTTCGTCACTAAGTTGTGCCAACTTCTATGGTGTGTTCAGCGAAAGAGGTAGCGAAGTGTCAATAAAATAAAAAATGTACACAACCATAATTCATCCAATTAGGAAAGCGCTTTGTCTTTCAGTAGAAGAATACGTGGTTTTAGATACAATTTACCACCTTTCAAACAATCAAACTTACGGGCACTGGTGCATAATGAGTAAACGAAAACTTGCAGAAGTTTTAGATCTAAGCGAAAGAGTAATTTATCGCACACTAAAAACCCTAGAATTAAAAGAACTGATAACAAGAGACGAATCAACCGGATACGTTAAAACTTTGGACAATTTCAACGAAATGATCGCCAACAAAGACGACTGGATTATCGGGTTCAAAGGCAAAGAAACGGCTTTCTTATCAGGAAAAAACAACTTTGGCTGCCAAAATGGCAGTGGTACTGCCAAATTGACAGCCGGATACTGCCAAAATGGCAGTGTGGACACTGCCAAAATGGCAGACAATATATATAAAGATAATAATAATGATAAGAATTCTTCTCACTCTCTCTACGCGCGCGCGCGCGCGAGGGATGACGATTATGTGAAGATGCCCATAATTGAATACTCAAAAATATGCGACGATTTCGGGCAGGCCAATGTCGACAAGATAATCGACGAGATGAACCTATGGATTAAATCAACTGGCAAGACATACAAAGATTATCCAAGTGCTGTCCGGATGTGGCTTAATCGAGCTGACCCCATATGGCCAAAAGAAAAAATTAAGAAGGCAACAGATCAGGAATGGTTGGAGATGTGGGATAAAGGTAAAAAATGGAGAACTGCACTCGAACGTGCAGATTCTTTAAGATACATAGCATTTGTAGCAAAGAATAATTTATGGAAATAACAAAATTTAAAGAAGTTTTCAAGGACAGTTACATCTTGACTTTCGATGATGAAAAAAAGGGTAGATTTGGATACACCCTACAATTCCCGATGAGCGATTTTGATTCCAAATACGATTTTCTAAAAGAAAAAAACGCGGCAGGTGCAGGTATTTTTTTCACACCAAACCCGTGTAAAAATGGCCGCAAAGAAAAAGACGTTATCTCAATCCAGTGGGTATATGTTGATATGGATAATGCTTCCAAACCTGAACAACTGGAAAAGATTAAAAAAGCACCAATACAACCCGGCATGATAATTGAAAGCAAAAGAAGCTATCATCTTTACTGGAATGTGGAATGCACAGATGCTCAATTCAAGAGTATCATAAACGGACTACTTGATTTTTTTGATGGCGACCCTGCTATTAGTTCGAAGAATGAAGTTTTGCGATTTCCTGGATTTTATCACGTTAAAGACCCAATAGATAAATTTTTAGTGAAGATAATAAAATTTGATTTCATAAAAGAATCTCCAGAAGATATGATACAAGCATTCCCATATACGCCACCCATGGAAAAGTTTGTAAAAAAACATAATCTAAAAAACGACGATATATCTATTATAAAAGATATTCCTATTAAACAAGTCCTCGATAAGCTAGGAGTACAACTTACACCAACCCATTTTATAATTGAGAATGGCCAGACAACAAGTGCCAGCGTAAATGTGAAAGAGAATTACATTAATAGATTTAGCGGTAAACCTGGGAGCGGAAGCACGATTGATGCAGTTATGATCTATGGTAAAAAGGATTTGAAAGAAGCCATCGAATGGCTGAAAGAGATGGCAGGAATTAAAAAAAAGATTGACATAAAAAAGATCTTGACTCCAGAATACTCGGGCAAAGATGTAATTTCACTGGTTGAAGATATCCCGTACACTTGGGGTACCGAAGTTTTAGACAATGAATTAAGTCCACTACAGAGAGGCGAAATAACCATCCTGGTCGGAGGAACAGGTACCGGGAAGACAGCTTTTTGTTTTGACGTTGCCATAAAAAATGCACACAATGGACATAAGGTTTTATTTCTCTCACTTGAAATGACAGCAGATGAAATACTCACGAGGATTTCAAGATCATACGCCGGAATACGCAAAAACGAATGGCGTGATAAACGGATGATACCAGATTATAAAAAAGAATTATACCGAGAAAAGAAAAATGAAATTAAAGAGATAAAAACACTTTTGTTAACTGGTTTTCCCAAAGATATCGAAACTACGCTTGACAATATATTTAAAGTAGTATCAGAATATAATCCAGATCTGTTATTTATAGACAATTTTGATTTGATACACAAGGATGACAACAAAGAATATGTTGAGCAAAACAGGATCTCAAAAATGCTTTCACAGATTGCAAAGGAAATAAATATACCAATTGTGGTATTGCATCACTTCGGAAAAATTGGGGACAAAGAAAAAAAAGCTAATCCACTCGAAGTAATGAGGGGAAGCGCAAAGATAGCACACAACGCTGATAATGTATTCGCTTGTTTCAGAACATACAGCCAAGATGCTACCATAGAAGAGAATGCAAAGTTTATGATAGTCCAACCTAAAGACAGGGGGTTTGGACAATGGGCTGAAACAACTGTATTTTTCAACCGGGGTACCTTCAAAGATGAATTTGAAGAAAAAAAAGTGGAACTATGGCAGGATAGTATTTAATCCCTAAAAATATGTTTCAATGCAAGTATTGCCAAAATCAAAACAGAATTCTCATTTTTAAACCACAACCCAACAGATACCGTAGATGCGAACGCGATCCCAAATATAATTTTATGATCAAATGCATTTGCGCAAAGTGTAATAAGTTTCAATGCTTCGAAAAACAAACAGATGAATTGATGGATGAATTGAGAGATTGTGCATTTGTCAAAATAGATTTATCAGAAGGAGATGTTTTTTCCACTTGACTTTTGTAGTATCATACTATATATTAAACCCGTATTTATTTTCTAACCCAAACATCTATGTCCGATTTATTCGCAATTGAGCCAGTGGATGTACAGAAGAAACTTACCCCGGCAGAGGAGAATGATCTCCTCAAAAAGTACAGATCCTTGTCGAATACAAGGAAGCACAATGTTAACGAGATCCGGTTAGTTAACAGCAAGCTCACACCGGAGGGAAAGGAGAACCCTGATTTTGGAAAACTCTTTGCGTACACCGTAAATGCAGCAGGGGAGTTTGATGTGAAGGAGATTGATACAAAAGTTGCTCAGTTCTTCCTGGCAAAGGTAAGAGTCCAGATAGTCGGAAAAGAATTTGACGACAAGTCAGGTCTACCAAAGTTTGTTTGCAGAGAAACAAACGAATTTGAACCTATTGAATTGACCAGTACTGCATCAGGTGAGGTTGTGTTTACTGGGACATATACAGAAGCTAAAGAGAAATTTCCCGTTCGCTATCAGAATATCGCTTACACGGTCTATGAAGATAAAATCTACAGATGGAGAATTTCCAGTGCTCATTTTACTTCTTGGTTCAAGCTGAGAAAACAACTCGATAAACAGGTTCGTCCAACAACTTTCAAGATAGCGGGAATGAGAATGGAAAAGAGTGGTTCGGTGTTTTTCAATGTTTTAGAATTCGCAGTTGGTGAACAGTACCCTGTTGCGAAAGCTGTTAAGTATATCGAAACACTCGATGAAGCTCTTACAAAATACTACAGCAAAATTGCAGAAGAATCAGTGGCACAAGCTACTGAAAAGAAGGAAGAAGAAGTTGAAGTTGTGGATTTGCCTTGGGATGAAGAACAGAAAAAAATTACACCTTAACAAAAATGAAATATGTTAACTTTCCTCAGGAAACTTATGAAATTTGGAATAGAATCTCCCCGGAATCCAATGCATGGTACAGATGTCTTAGATGCGGGCAATCTCACTCGAACTGTCTACATCATATCTTTGGAAGAGGCCCAAAAGAACATCGCAAGAGCGGCACTTATGCTTCAGTGCTCAATTCATTCCCTATTAACAACCAAAAATGTCACCTCCCTGAGCATAACTCAATTAAAAACTGCGAAGAGTGCCTTAGAAAGACATTTGAAATTCTTAAGCAAAGTGTTAAACGAGGAGATTACCAATGGACAGAAAGAGATAGACAATTCTATCAACTTTACGAAACAACCTATAAAAAACTAAATTTGTACCTATGAACAAAACCATAGATCACCTGTCGTATTCAGCTTGTCGTACATTTCTCACCTCACCATCGAAATTCGAAAAATGCTACATCAACGGAGAGCAATTACCATTTCCTCTTGTAATGGCGGAAGGAAAAGCGTGGCATAAAGGGTTAGAAATGTTTTTTACAAGGCCAGAAAATTATATTGGAGATGCCCTTCAAGAATTAACAGATACTAAAGATGAAATTCAAGATTTTGACGAGGAGGAATTTCAAATTGTTGGTGAAAGATTAGAAGAAAATCTCATTGTCTACAGAGAAGAATTTGCTGATAGAAATTGGAAAGATAACCAGTACGTTGAAATGAAAGTTAGTAAAATCCCATCTCCTATAGAAGGTGGACTCCCATTAACCGCGCAAATGGATCTGGTAGACAACAAGGGGAATCCCGTAGATCACAAATACGTGGGTGTATACTCTATTGGTAACGGATACGAACACTATGTCCAGGCATGGTTTTACTATTGGGCAACCCAGAATCTAACCGGTAAATTCCCGGAATACTTTGTCTTATCAGAATTCAAAAAGACAAAAAACCGCGACAAAAATCCACAACTACAGGATACAGTGATCCTATATGACCAGAAATGGATAGACAAAGTTTCTGAATGGTACAGACAAGTCAGTCTTATGGTACAGAACCAGACGTATTACCCGATAAATCCATTTAAGAATTTTGATAACGAAGACTGGCAGGCGTATTTGGCTGATTAAACGAAGGCCATTTTTAAGCGATTGCAGCGACTTTGTTTTTAAAACACATTATGTGCCACCCCCACCCCTAAAAATGCAAGCTAGGCCAATAGAAATAAGAAATTTATATGCCACCATCTGCGTTTAAGACGCAAAAAGCCATAGAAAAAGAATTAGATGATACCGAACTACTCTCCGAAAAAGTCAAGTTGGTAGCCAGATATTTAGCAGAGGCGGAGGCGTACGCTACTTACTACAAGGACACGTTGCGAGATGAGATACTAGCGACAGAAGCAAAGAATTTCGGTGCGATGCTGGTATCGGAAAAGGGAACGTCTGAAGCGAAGTTAAGCAGATTGGCACGGACAACGGATAAATACAAGGAAGAATCTACAAAATATCTGCAAGCACTGGAATTAAAAATATTTCTCAGAACCTATCTAGTTGCACTGCAAATGCAACACGATATAGAGTTGGCAAGAGAGAGAAGAACTACGGCAGAGATTAAGTCAAACATATATCAAACAGGATCTTAACATATACACCATGCCAAAAAGATTAAAATTCAGAGCATACAGAATTGCCGCAGGGTATAAAACTCAAGCTGATTTTGCGCAAGTGCTCGGTATCACCAAGTGCGCAATATCCAACATTGAGTCTGGAAAGATGCGAACTACTCCACGGTTGAGTACCCTCCGGAAAATGATGGATGCTTTCGGATTACCTTTTGAAGAAATAATCAAATTATTTAATGACTAAAAGAAACACACAAGCGCGTAATGTCGCGCGCGGAAAACATTTTGAAAGACAGATTGTTAAAGAACTTAAGCAGTTCGGTGCATATCGCATATGGAGAATGGGAAACTATGCTGAATCAAGGCCGGATATAAAATTCAATCACGTTAAATTCAAGAATATCAATATTGATTGCAAGAAACTTGCAAGGATGAAACATCACTATTTATGGAATGAAGCTAATAGAAAATATGGGGGCATACCAATGCTTGTTACAGAACAAAAAGGTGAAAGTGACCGGCTCGTCATTATGCACTTAGATTTCTTAAAAGAACTTTTAAATTATTACGATCCATTATGAGAACAGTACTACAGGTAGATTTTGATACAGATCGCAAAGACAGTAAATGCCTTGTCATTAAACCAACAATAAAAGAATTTCTCGATATCCCTATTGCGTTTGATCTCTATGCGCTATGTGAAGCTATTATCGGGATAATGAGAGCTGGCGAGAACGCGGGAATATTATCATCCGCTAAGACATTAAAGGCTTGCATTGAACATCTTGAAAAGGGTTTTATGCAAGCGGAAATGAAAGCTGTTATGTTTGATGTCGATGGCAAACCATTAATACAAACAAAAGATGCGGATCAACACTCCACCACGCCCAAGAAAAAGGATTGATCGTTATAAAGATATTCTTCTAAAAGAAGAAAAAGCCGGACGTTTACCTAAAGGAACTACAAAGCTGTATGGGGACAGACCACGAAAAGATAATTACCGTAATAATTATAACATAAAATGAACAAAATTTACTTTACAGAAGAAGATATAAAATTAGCAGAAGAAATGACGCAACGAGTTTTAAAGGCAGAACCAAATGCAAAAACTTACTTGCCTCAGAATGTACTTTGTGATGTGATAGGCTATCTTGGAGAATTAGCTTTTAAGAAATTTCTTGATTCAAAAGGTGTTGAATATAAATGGAGTGGAGTGCAATTAAAAGGTGGTGATAAATTTGATTTTTGTGTTGAAGATACATTACTTGACATAAAGACTTCGCAAGCATATCGCGGTATTGCGCTTAATGAATGGCAACTGTACAAAGCGTCTATTAATTCTTCTATATTAGTTGGTGTTTATATTGATAATTATTCTGCTGAAATTCTTGGATACACTACGCCTTTTTATTTTACAAGGTGTCCTGATATGGACTTTAAGAATAGGGAAATGTATTGTGTACCAGAAAATAAATTATTTAAATTTAAAAATGTATGACAATCACAAAAACTCAAATTAAAGACTTCCAGAAAAAACTTGTTGAAACCAAGAAATTAGCCATCGAATTTCACAGAAAATGTGGAGAAATCTTTGGCTATCCTGACTGTTGTATTGAACAATTCTGTACCGAAGCATTTCTTGGAATCCCATCTGCTCAATTTCGCCTAAGCAAATGGAATATGCCAATACAAATTTTAGAGGGAATAGATTATATCCCATGCGACAAGTGTATGGCAAAAATTATAGAACAGAAAATACCATATTAACAAAAAAGTATGTCAAATTTAAAACCTGTTTCAAATCACTTGATTGTTAGAGCAATCAAAGAAGAACCTGTTTCTGAAAGTGGGATTATTATCCCTGAAACTGCTACTAAAGAGAGACCAATGAAAGGAGAAGTAATTGCAGTTGGCCCGGGTAAAGATAAACCTCTTGAAGTTGCTTGTGGTGACAAAATTCTGTTCACCAAATATGGACCTATTGAGATTAAGATAGACGGAGAAGAACTACTGGTGCTTGAAGACTCGGATGTTTTAGCTATTATCATTTAACTTTTAAAATTATCCATGGCAAAAAAAATTATCTTTGGGGAGGAAGCACGAAATGAACTTTATAAGGGAGTTGTTGCTCTCACTGATATTGTAAGAACAACTCTTGGTCCCAAAGGAAGAAATGTAGTTTTAGAAAGAAGAGGAGGGTTACCATTAATCACTAATGATGGTGTTACAATCGCAAAAGAAATTGAGTTATTGGATCCGGAAGAAAATATGGGTGCGCAGTTAATAAAGGAAGCAGCAATTAAAACAAATGATATGGCTGGTGATGGGACGACGACAGCTACTATTCTTGCAGAAGCTATGATAAGAGAAGGATTGCAGTATCTAGGGGATGGCGCAAATGCTGTCCAAATGAAGCATGGAATTGAAAAAGCTGTTGTTGCTATTGAAGATTACCTTGAAAAACTATCAGTAAAAATTGATGGTGATACAGAAAAGATTGCACAGGTCGCCACAATATCTGCACAGGATGAAGATGTTGGGACTCTCATAGCTGAAATTATTAAAGATGTGGGTGAGAATGGAATTATTACCGTAGAAGAATCACAAATGATGGGAGTTGAAAAGGAGATTGTGAAAGGAATGAGATTCAATAGCGGATACG